CTATTCATCTATAGACTGGGATGATTTTTATGTAACTACTATAAATGTAAGTGGAGAATCTGCACCTTTTGTTTCTAAAGGATTAACCTTTTTAACTTTAGAAGATTGGACACGTTATTATAGAAATGCAGAAAACTCTGATGATGCAGATTCACAAAATCATGGAGAACCTCAGTTTGTAATTCGTAGTCCTGACCATCGTAAATTTGGATTAAGTCCTATACCTGATAAAGTTTACAATGTGCACTTTTATGCTTATAGTGCTCCTACGTCTTTATCAGCATTTGGAGATGAAATAGTATTACCAGACCAGTACGCTAATATAATAACAGCAAGAACAAGATATTATGTGTGGCAATTTAAAGAAAGCCCACAACAAGCAGCCTTTGCTTTAGACGATTATAAAAAAGGAATGAGGCAAATGAAATCTAATTTAATTAATCCAAGTCCTTCTTATATGACAGATGATAGGAGATATTTTTAAGAATGGCTGCATCACAACCATATACAGTTGCATCTAATGGAGGACTAGTAAAATCTTCTAACGTCATAGATTTACTTAAGACTCCCGGAGTTGCAAAAGATTTAAGAAACTTTGAAGTATCTACAGAGGGTGGCTACAGACGTATAAATGGTTATGCAAAGTTTGGTACTACAAATGCAACAAGACCTACAGGTAGTGCAACAAATATATTAGGAACATTTACATATGCAGATGGAGTTATAGTTACTGCATCTACAGGAATATTTTTTAGTAATGATGGACAAAACTGGTTAAATATAGGTAGAGCTTCTGTAGCAGGAAGTGGAGATAATCATACAGCATTTACAGGACGTAGTACTCTTACTAGAACAGGGCAAGGACAATGTCAGTTTACATTGTTTGATGGTGCAACATTTGATTATGGTCAAGTTATTATAGCAGATGGAGCAAACAAACCTTATATATTTAGAATGGAAGGTACTGGTGCTTTAACTAGTAGAACATTTTTTGCAGAAGAAATTACTGTAACAGGAACTAAACATGTTAAGTATATTACTACCCATGACAAACATTTAATTGCTGCAGGAGTAGAAGATAATTTAAGTACTATATTTTATAGTAATACATTAGACCCTACAAGCTTTAGTGGTACAGGGTCAGGTTCTATAGTTGTTGAAGACCAGATAGAAGGAATTAGAGGATTCCGTAATGAATTATTTATATTCTGTACAAACAGTATATTTAAGCTTATAAATATAAATGATTCTACTAACATTGCAATTGTACCTGTTACAAAGAACGTAGGGTGTTTAAGTGGTTATAGTATTCAAGTAATTGGTGGTGACTTAATATTTTTAGCACCTGATGGTTTAAGAACAATTGCAGGTACAGCAAGAATTGGTGACGTTGAGTTAGGTACAGTTAGTAAAGCTATTCAACCTTTAATTACTAACTTGACAGAAAGCATAAATAGTTTTATAATAAGTAGTGTTGTACTACGAGATAAATCACAATACAGATTATTTTACACAAATTCAACCCTAGAACAAATTGAACAAAAAGGAATTATAGGAACACTTAGACCTGATGGATTTCAATGGTCTGAAACAAGAAGTTTAGAAGTTACTGCAATAGGGTCTGGATTTGATAGCAGTAATGTAGAACAATATTATCATGGAGATACAGAAGGATATGTGTATAAACATGATACCGGAAATAGTTTTGATGGTACAAAAATTTTAGCAAGATACGAGACTCCTAATTATGATTACGGAGATTTAGGAACTTTAAAAACTTTACATTATATAAGAGTTTCTGCAAGTGCCGAAGGCATTGTAGAACCAGATTTACAAGTTAGATTTGAATATGATAATACAAATTTACCACAACCATCAGACTTATTTGATATAGGAGTTATAAATCCTCCTTCAAAGTTTGGTGATGCACTATTTAATACAAATGTATTTGGTGGTGGAGATAACCCTTTAATAAGAGTTCCATTACAAGGGAGTGGAACAAGCAATAATTTTACCATTATAAGTGATGATATAAAAGCACCTTATACTATAAATGGTTTCTACGTAGACTACATACCTTCGGGCAGGAGATAATAAATGGCACAAACATACACACGACAAAGTTCATTTGCAGATGGAGATACAGTTACTGCTGCATTATTCAATAATGAATATAATCAATTAGTCAATGCATTTGCATATAGTGCAAGTAGTGCTAGTTCTACTGGTCACAGACATGATGGTACAGCAGGACAAGGTGGTAACATACATACTATTGGTGACTTAGACTTTTTAAACAAGATTGTCGTAGATAGTACAAACAATAGATGGGGAGTCTTTGTAGAAGTTTCTTCGGCAGCAGTAGAACAAATTAGAATACAAGATGGAGCTATCGTACCTGTTACAGATAGTGACATAGACTTAGGAACAACTGGTGTAAGATTTAAAGATGCTTACATAGACTCAGTAACTACTACAGGTAATGTAGCTGTAGGTGGTAACTTAACAGTAACAGGAACAACTACTTTTAATGGTGGTACAATTACAATGGGTGATGCAGCTACAGATAATGTAGTCTTTGGAGCTGACGTAGACTCGAACATTATACCAGACGATGATGATACATATGACTTAGGAAGCTCTACACAACAATGGAGAAACTTATTTATCGATGGAACAGCCAACATCGATAGTCTTGTAGCAGACACAGCAGATATAAATGGTGGTACAGTTGATGGTGCAATTATTGGTGGGTCAACTGCAGCAGCTATAACAGGTACAACTATTACAGGCACAAGCTTTGTAATAGGTAGTGCTGACATATCTGAAGCAGAATTAGAAACAATTGATGGAGTTACAGCAGGAACTGTAGCAGCTTCTAAGGCTATTGTAGTAGATAGCAATAAAGACTTTACAGGTGCTAGAAACATTACATTGACTGGAGAACTTGATGCAGGTTCATTAGATGTAAGTGGTGATGTAGATGTAGATGGTACACTTGAAACAGATGCATTATCTATTAATGGTACAGCAGTTACAAGCACTGCAGCAGAAATTAATTTACTTGATGGCTCTACAGCTAATACAGTTGTAAATAGTAAAGCTGTTGTTTATGGTTCTAGTGGAGAACTAGCAGGTGCATTATCAACAGCAGCACAACCAAATGTAACAAGTCTTGGTACACTTTCTAGTGCTACAATCTCAGGAGATTTAACAGTAGATACTTCTACACTAAAAGTAGATAGTTCAAACAATAGAGTAGGCATCGCAACGACTTCACCACAGTACACGCTTCACGTACTAGACACAATAGGAACAAGAACATTAACTTTAGGACATGGAGTTGGTGAAGGTGTAATTACAACTGATTCAGCTAAAGACCTTGATTTCCAACAAGCAGGCACAACTAAGATGACTTTAGATAGCTCTGGAAATCTTGTATTTCCGGGAGATGTTACACTAGACGTTGCAGGTAATATTTATTTAGATGCTGATGGTGGAAATATAGTATTACAGGATGGGGGTACTTCCTTTGGTCAGTTGATTAAATCTACAAATGATTTAAGAATATACAACCCAATATCAGACGGAGATATACAAATTCTAGGTAACGATGGTGGTTCTGCTATCACTGCTCTTACCCTTGATATGTCAGATGCAGGTACAGCAATATTTAATCATGACGTTAAATTAGCAGATGGAAATAAAATTCTAATAGGTGCTGACCCTGATTTACAGATTTATCATAGTGGTAGTCACTCTCACATACACGATACTGGTAGTGGTAATCTTTATTTAGATACTAATGGTGCACAGATAGACCTAACCCATAACGCTAATAACGAAAACATGGCTCAATTTATAGCCAATGGGGCTGTAAAACTTTACCATGACAACTCCAAAAAGTTTGAAACAACCTCCACAGGCATAGACGTTACAGGCAAAGTAGAACTAGACAACATTACAGTTAGTGGAGCACAAGGAAATGATGGACAAGTTCTAACTTCTACCGGAAGTGGTATAGCTTGGGAAGATGTAGCTGCTGCTTCTAGTGTTACTTTTAAAACCTTTGGTACAGGCTCTGTTATGGTTGGAGATAATGCTACAGGGACTATAGATGCTGCTGATAATAATACTGGTTTAGGCGTAGATGTTTTTGCAGCTTTGACTACTGGTGATAATAATACTGCTGCAGGTTTCAATTCTTTAGCATCAAATACCACAGGTGGTGCTAATTCTTCTTTTGGTACTTATTCATTAGATGCAAATACCACAGGTAGTGAAAATACAGCGATAGGTAAATCTGCTTTAGGAGCAAATACTACTGGGGGTAATAACACTGCTTTAGGTAGACACGCTTTATTTGCTAACACTACAGCAGATAACAATACAGCTGTTGGTTATAATTCTTTATTATCAAACACTACAGGAACTTCAAATACAGCCGTAGGTGCTGAATCTTTAGATGCTAACACCACAGGTAATTCAAATACAGCAATAGGAATAGCAGCACTAGGTTCCAATACAACAGGTGGTAATAATTTTGCAGGTGGTCAAGGGGCTTTATTTGCAAACACTACAGCCTCAAATAATACAGGTGTTGGGTACTTTGCTTTAAATGCAAACACGACTGCTGCCAATAATACCGCACTAGGAGCATACGCATTAAATGAAAACACCACAGGTGCTAATAATACCGCAGTTGGTAAAAATACTTTAGGTGTAAACACTACAGGTACTAGAAACACCGCAGTAGGTGCTTTAGCTTTAGATGCTAACACCACTGGTAATGAGAATACTGCTTCTGGTTATTCTGCGTTGGGAGCAAATACTACAGGTGGTAATAATACCGCTTTCGGTAGACACGCTTTAGATGCCAACACAACAGCAGATAACAATACAGCAGTTGGTTATAATTCTTTATTAGCAAACACTACAGGTGCAGGTAATACAGCTATGGGTTCAGTTGCAGGTACAGCTGTAACAACAGGTTCTAATAATGCTCTATTTGGATATGGTGCAGCAGATGCACTTACTACAGGTACATCAAATACAGCTATTGGAGCATTTACTTTAAGTGCAGCAACTACAGCAGATAACAATACAGCAGTTGGTAGAGCCGCTTTAGCCGCAAACACTTCAGGAGCATCAAACGTAGCAGTCGGTGCTTACACTTTAGATGCCAACACAACAGCTAGTAATAATACTGCTGTAGGCTATAACTCTTTAGGAGCAAATACTGAAGGTTCAAATAACACAGGTCTTGGACTAAGTGCTTTAGCTACAAACACTACAGGTGCACAAAACACAGCGGTAGGCTCATCAACACTAGATGGCAATACAACAGGAAATTATAATACTGCATTCGGAACAGCAGCTTTAGGCGATAATACTACAGGAAACAACAATACAGCGGTTGGTAGACAAGCTCTAAAATATAATACAACTGCAGATGACAATACAGGACTTGGCTTTCAAGCTCTTCAAGTAAACACTACAGGAACATCAAACGTAGCAGTCGGAGCATACGCTTTAGATGCTAATACTACTGCGGGAAACAACACAGCAGTAGGAACAAGTTCGTTAGGCGGTAACACCACAGGTGCAGGAAATACAGGTATTGGAAGAATAGCCTTAGTTACAAATACAACTGGTGCTAACAATGTTGCACTAGGTTATCGTGCTTTAAATAGCAACACCACAGCCAGTGACAATACAGCAGTCGGTAAAGATGCTCTATATTTTAATACTACAGGTGCTAATAACGAAGCATTTGGTAAAACTGCTTTGTTTTCTAATACTACAGGTACTCAAAATAATGCTATGGGTTCTGGTGCTTTGTATGCAAATACTACAGGAAATTATAATGTTGCGATTGGAGGTGCTTCATTAGATGCTAATACCACCGCTTCAAACAACACCGCAGTAGGTTATTTTTCTCTTAGTGCAAACACCACAGGAGCAAATAATGTTGCGGTAGGTAGGGATTCTGCACTAACTAATACAACAGGTGCAAATCTTGTAGCAGTGGGTCTTCAAGCACTATATAGAAATACGACAGGTAGTAATAATATAGGAATAGGAAGGGATGCTTTATTTGCAAATACTACTGCGAGTCATAATGTAGGTATTGGATATAATTCTTTAAAAGCCAACACCACAGGAACTGAAAGTACAGCCGTTGGTGCATTTAGTTTAGCAGCAGCAACAACAGCAAATTATAATACAGCACTAGGTAAAGGTACTCTGGAAGCAAATACAACAGGTTCTAGTAATACTTCTGTTGGAACAAATGCTTTACAGAACAACACCACAGCAAACAACAACACAGCAGTAGGCTCTTCTGCTCTTATAGCAAACACTACAGGGGCTGATAACGTAGCAGTAGGTCAAGGTGTTTTACAATCTAATACTACAGCTTCTTATAACACAGGTGTTGGTAGAGATTCTTTAGCAAATAATACCACAGGAGAATCAAATACAGCCTTTGGTCACAATGTTTTAAATGATAATACTACAGGCTCGTATAACGTAGCAGTTGGTTCAGGGTCTTTACAATTAAATACAACAGGCACAAGAAACACAGCAGTTGGTCAAAATGCTTTAGACACTAACACCGAAGGAAATGACAACGTAGCAATCGGTCTCAATGCTTTAGACGATAACACGACAGGTGATAACAACACAGCAGTTGGTAGAAGTTCTTTAGCTAATAATACAACCGCAAATAATAATACAGCAGTTGGTTACTATGCTTTAGAGGCAAACACCACAGGAGCTCAAAACACAGCAGTTGGACATCATAGCGCAGTAGCACTTACGACTGGTTCAGGTAATACTGCTATTGGCGAAGATGCTTTAGAAACAGCTACGACAGCAGCAACAAACACAGCTATAGGTCACGAATCTATGCACAACTGCACATCAGGTAGTGGAAATGCAGGAGTTGGTGTTTACTCTCTATACAGCACAACGACTGGTTCAGGTAATTCTGCAATAGGTAATGCCGCAGGTTTTAATGTTACTACAGGAGGTAACAACGCATTTTTTGGTCAAGATGCAGGTCGTTCAAATTCTCCGGGAGGTGCAATAACTTCGGGTAATAACGAAATAACAATAGGTAATTCATCTGTTTCTAAAATTAACGTACAAGTATCTTTAACAGTAGCATCAGATGAAAGAGATAAAACAGACTTCCAACCTCTATCTGCAGGTTTAGATTTTGTAAATCAGTTAGCACCATACACTTATTATTGGGATAAACGTGCTAAATATGTTGATTGGGATGCAAACCCTGATACAGACTTAAACTCTATTACGCATGACGGAACACACAAAGAAGATTGGATGGATATTGGTTTTAAAGCACAAGATGTTATTGCTTTAGAAGATTCAATAAACCATAAACTATCTGACAAAACTAATTTAGTAACCAATCTATCAGGTGATGGAAAACAATACGCCTTAAAATATGAAAAGTTTGTACCTATATTGGTCAAAGCAGTACAAGAACTTTCGGCAAAAGTCGAAGAATTAGAAAGTAAATTAAACGGAGAATAAATATGGCTCAAACAGTAGCAGAATGCTTAACAGCAGCAACAGATAGCGTAACAGTTATCAACGACATCAATACGAATGGTAAAAAATCAACATATGTTGGTGGTACAGCAGACACAGATACAGATATGTCACAATCGGATATAAACGAAGTAGTACAACGTAATGTTGACCACTTAGAAATTATATTAGATTACGAACCTGTAGACTCAGATGATGATACACCAGACGTTAAAGGTTCTAGTGATAGTAAAACATCTTACACTGGTGCAGTAACAACTGGTAAAGCTTATATAGCAGCTAACTAAGATGGACCTAACAGGTTACACAATGTTTTTATTATGGAATATATTTCTAACATTAGTTGTAGCTCCTATACTTTACAGCATTCGTTCAAACACGTCAGAGCTTAAAAGACTTGACATACTTTTAAATAAAACAAGAGAAGAGATGGCAAAGGAATACGTAACAAAACAAGAACTATCAGATGGAATGAATAGAGTATTTGATACGTTGGATAAGATTGAAGAGAAACTTGACAAGCTTTTCGAGGTTAAATAATGAGAAAAAATAAAAATAGTAAAAGAATAAAACACTATATGGGTAGTCGTGTTGACTATCGTACTGGTGGACGTGTTCAATTTAATGCAGGTCAAGCAGCTAGAAGACAAGAAAATGAAAGAATGCTTGCAGAACAGCCATCACCACTAATAGAACAAGCTATGTCTATAACTCCTTCAAGATATGGTAGAGGCTCAACCGCTACTACACCTCCTTTTCAAGATACTCGTGTTCGTGGTCCCGGAGAAGAAACTATATTTATTCCACCGTATGTTCCACCACCTGAAAGTTTACCAGTACTTGACCCTCGTACAGATAAAGAAGTATTTGAAGAAGAAAGAGGTAAACGTATAGTTGATACAGGACGTAAAGTTCAAGATATAGCATTAGGAAAAAATATTCCTATTCCAGAACAAGAAGTACAAAAAATAGAAAGAGGACAAGATTCAGAAGCATTACAATTAGGTGAACGAACTGGAGTAACAGCTTCTACAATAGATGTTGCCGGTTCTGAAAATGTAACTAAAGCTGATACTACTACTGCTACTGCTGCAGCTCCTATTACTACATCAACTATGAATGCTGCTCAAGTAGATACGAATGTAAGTGTTGATGCTGCTCAAGGTGTAGTTTCAGATGAATCTTTAGCTGAAGCTGCTAACGTAGCAAGAGTACCTAAAATAGATGCAGCAGAAGTAGAAATTCCTATAGGAGCACTTACAAATAGAGTTATAGGAACTTTAAGTGAAGAATCTAAATCTGTAGCTGTTCAAAATATTGGCACAAACTTAGCTAGAATTACTAGAGCTAAAAAACAATTAAGTAATGCAGGTTTAACTGATTTTGAAATAAGTGAATTAGGTAATGACCCCGAAGCTTTAGAAAATAAATTAGCTGACTTTAGTGAAGTTAAACGAGGAATTATTGAGGGTTTACCTCAAGAAGCTCTTGTGTCTACACAAATTAATAGTTTGTTAGAAGGAGTTGAAAATGGTAAGATACCTACATGGGCAAGCCCTGCAGTATCTGCAGTAGAACAAATGTTAGCTGTAAGAGGTTTAAGTGCTTCTAGTGTTGGCAGAGATGCACTATTAAATAGTATTATCCAATCAGCTTTACCAATTGCTCAAAGTAATGCTCAAGCAATACAACAATCTGTATCTCAACAAAAAACTTTAGAAGCTCAAGTAGCAGAAGCTAATGCTCAAAGAAGACAACAAACAGCTACACAAAATGCTCAGAATGTTTTTAATTTAGATATGGCTCAGTTTAGTTCTGACCAACAAATTGCATTATCTAATAGTAAATTTTTACAAACTGTTGGATTAACTGATGCTTCAATGGAACAACAAAGTGTTGTGCAAGATGCAGTATTAATGTCTCAAGCTAATTTAGCAGAAGCAGATTTTTATCAAAAAGCTCAAATACAAAATGCACAAGCTTTTCTTGGAATGGATATGGCTAATCTAAGCAATCAACAAACTGCAAATGTTTTACAAGCTCAACAAGAAAATCAAAGAATATTAAGTAATCAATCAGCTACTAATGCTGCTGCACAATTTAATTCAGCTAGTGAAAATCAAACAAGACAATTCATGGCTTCTCTTCAAACACAAGTAAGTCAATTTAATGCTCAACAATCTAATGCTGTCTCTCAATTTAATGCTCAATCTGCAAATGTTGCAGAAGCTCGAAGACTTGCAAACATTGCTGATGTAAATAAAACTAATGCAGCAATTTTAAATCAAACTGCACAATTTAATGAATCTATAGATTTTCAAAGAAATCAATTTAATTTACAAAATGCACAAGCAATAGAACAATCTAATATTGCTTGGAGAAGAAAGGCTAATCTTGCAGATACTGCTGCACAAAATGCAGTTAATCAACAAAATGCACAAAATGCTTTTGGATTAACAACATCAGCTCAATCATTTGTATGGCAAGAGTTAAGAGACCAAGCTGATTATGATTTTAGATGGGCTACAGATTCTGCAACTAGAAAAACAAATGCTATGATAGCTGCTGCAAGTGCAGAAGGCGATGCTGCTAAAACATGGTCTAATAATTTTGATAAAGCGTCAGGAGTTCTTGACAGAATATTTGGAGAATAATAATGGGTATACTT